CGCCGCACACTATTTTGCGCGCCTGCCTGATGTGCCGTGATGATTTCCAAGCAAAAAGCAAATTCCAGCGCATGTGCGAACGTTGCAGAAAGAGGACAGCATGAACCAGCATAATGGCGTTTGGACGCCAGATCGCGACGCGCAATTGCGCGCGCTTTGGGATGCAGGCCATACCGGGACGGACATCGCGCAGCGCATGTGCGCCACCAAGAACAGCATCATTGGCCGGGTGCATCGCTTGAAGCTGGCGCCGCGCGTGTCGCCCATTGCGACTATCACGCGGCCTTGGACGGAAGAGGAAGACGCGTGGCTGACGCAGCTTTACGGCGGTTTTCTTAACGTTGATCAGATTGGCCAGAAGCTTGACCGCAGCCCGGCGTCTATACGATATCGGGCAGTGCATCTTGGCCTTGTGTCTAAAAAGGGTTCAGCCGAGCATCGTGCCCGGCTGAGCGGCGCGCAACAAAAGAGGACATCCCCTGTCCAGCGCGCCGCAAAAACCAGCGCAGCGCCTCCCTCTGCGCGTGGTGGCCGGGCGTCCTTTCCTCCGCCCGGCGCTAACTTGCCCGGCGCTGATCCGCTTCAAGCGTTGCATCAGCGCCGGGTCTTTTCAGAGAAGCAGTGCAAGATGGTGGTAAGCGGCGATGATGAACCGCTGCGCTTCTGTTCTGAGCCGGTCATTGCCAACGCCAGGGGTCAGAATTGCGCTTCGCCGTATTGTTTGGCGCATTACCGCGCCGCGTACATCGGCACAAACAAAGACTTGGGCAATCCTGGCCCGGCTAGGTGGGCGTGATGAAAGACATTCGGGTAATCGTCACCGTCAAGAATGCGGTGATGCTTCGCGCAATGGATCAAGCGGGCTTCAGCACCGCGATTGAATTGGCGCGGGCATCTGGCGTGAACAACACCACAGTCGGGCTTTATCTCAACCTGAAATTAGCGCCATACACGCCAAGCGGCGAATTGCGAGATAGCATTGTCCGCATAGGGTATGCCCTAAAGCGGTTGCCAGAAGATTTATTCCCGGCGCCATTTTTGCGCCGCGCGCTGCAAACAAACCGCGTCACGCGCGACGTTGATGCCGAGAGCCTGCCGGCATTGATGGCCACGGCGCCGCCTTCGATCGCCTATGATCCTGAGCGCAGCTTTATCGTGAAAGAAGCGGTTGACTCGCTGATGGTCGCCCTTGAGTCGATGAAGACTATGGACGGCAAAAGCGACGCGCGCGGCATTGCGGTTGTAAAGCATTACTACGGATTGGAAGGCGGCGAGCCTTCCACGCTTGAGGCAACCGCCAAGCATTTCGGAGTGACGCGCGAGCGGGTGCGGCAGATTTTGCATAGGGTGGAATGGCGGCTAAAGCACAAGCTGAACTCGCCCAAATATGAAGACGCAAAGCGCGCGATGTTGGAGATGATGTAATGATCAAGTGCATTTCCGGCTGGTGGTATCTGGTAGGGCTTGGCGCCTTCCATGGCTACCCGTTCCCGACGCGCGCTGATGCGGCGGAAGCGTTGCGGGCGCTGGGGGCGCAGGCTCCATGATAGTCGCCCTGACCTTCACGCTATGCCTTGGCGCGCAATGCGAGCCGGGCATACAATTCCAGCGCGCGGCAGGCACTGGCGAGGCCCGCGCTTGCCGGATGGCTTTCGATTTCGCGCGATCCCGCGCGCATCCTGACGCGACGTTTCGGGATGTGGAATGCAAAGAACAGGAGAGAAAGAAATGAGTGATCAAGAGCGAAGCGCGGGCCAATTTGTTGGAGCAAGCGCATATGGGCAAGCGCAACGGCCTTTCCAGCCAACACCAGAAGAAATAGCAGAATGGCGGAAAAAGGAAGAAGAGCAACGCAAAGTCTACGCTGAGCAACAGCGCAAACAAGCCCGCGCCGAATTGCGCGACCGCTTTGCTGCCGCTGCGCTGACGGGGTTGCTTGTGGCAGGCGATAATTTTGCACAAGTTTACAACCGCGATGAAATGGCGATTGAGGCATGGAATCAAGCCGACGCCATGCTAAAGGCGCGCGGCGATGACTGACACCCGCGCGCAGCTTCGCGCCGTGCTGGTTGTGGCCATCGCAGCCATAGCAGCAGCCTTCGCCGTGCATGTGACCGCACGGCTGAACGACATTCTGACAATCCTGGAGGGGATGAAATGAGACACAACCGCACAATCCGCGAAAAGGCGCGCCAGTATGGCGAGGCAGCGATTGCGCTTGCCATGATGGCCGGCGCGTCCTTCGCTGGCGCAGGCGCCGCGCATTGGGTGTTTGGGCCATGAGTGACATCATATTGGCGATTTATATTTCTGCGCTTTTGGGTGCCTGCATTTGGGGTTCGGCGCCTTTTTTACTGAAGGCGGTGCTGGGATGAGCAACTTCGAAAAGTTCGACGCGATCATGTCGCGATTGATTGGCATTGCGGTGATCGGGTTTGGCTTTGGTGTCATTGGCTGGGGCGTCATTATCGGGATGCTTTGGATACACAAGGTGGTGTTGTCATGAAGGAGGATAAGATGGACAAAGACTGGATTGCTCTTTTTGTTGCTGGGGTTGTGGTGTGGGGGCTTTTGGCCTTCGCAGTAACAGCAGCGGCATTGGCCGTCGGCTCTTGGCGGTGGGCACTATCATGACCGCCGACCCCCAGCGCAAACTTAAAGAAAGATTGGCCTTGGCTGTACAAACGGGCGAACACCCAATCCGTATCTCGATCATAAAATCTATGATAGATGTCGGTATTACAGACCGTGATCTAAGAGGCCGCAAGCGCCGCGCGCAACCCGAAGCCGCTATCCAGCGCGCCATCATCGCGCGGCTGAAACTGTCCGGCATTGTGTGCCACCACTCGCCCAACGCAGCCAAGCGCAGCGTGATGGGCGGACGGCGCATCAAGGCTGACGGCATGATAACCGGCTGGCCTGACCTAATCGTAATCGGACCGGAAGGGCTGGTGGCGTTTCTGGAGGTGAAGGCGCCGGGCGGTAAGCCATCGCCAGCGCAAGCTGAGATTGGCGAAATGTTGAGGCGCATGGGGCACACATGGGCCGTGGTGCGGTCGCAGGAGCAAGCCGTAACATGGCTGCAAGCATGGGGATGGGACGTGAAATGAGTTCACATTGGAAGAAAAAGCGGAATTGCCGCACGTGTCGTTTTGCAAGCGCGACAGACAAAGAGCGTTCATATACGCCTGGCTTTGTTCATCGGTGCTTATTCCCAACCGATCAACTAGATTGGCCAGTGTTGCCGAGTAGCCTGACCGGGGCTTATGGCGTGGTATCTATATTGGACAACATAAAGAGTGGCCGTGCCAAGAAATCGGTCAACATTCGTGATGCCAGAGAAGGTGAAAGCTGCCCAAAATGGGAACAATGGGAGGTTTCAAAATGATTGACTGGAACAAGCCGATTGAGACGGTGGACGGGCGGAAGGCGCGCGTGATAGAGCACTTGCCGGACCCGCCAGGAGACCCAAACGATGAGGGGTATTTCGTGCCAAGGATGGTATGGGTCGAAAGCGCAAGAGCCCACGGTTTTGGCGATGTCTTCCTTGTGACTGATCGGGGCGTCCGCTGCGATGATACCGCTTGGCGCGCCCGGTCTTCAGTGCCGCAAATTCGTGAGCCGTTCATCCGCAACGTGCGGGGGAAGCGCGAGGGGTGGGTGAACATTTACGACGTGCATAAGACTGAGGCGGCGGCAATACAATGCCGCAGCCAAAATGAAGGCGTTGTTACGCGCTTTGTAAGATGGGAGGAATGACCGCCCCGCCCTACCCTCCGCCCATGACAACGCTGGACTTCGGCCCGGAGCCGCATAGCGAAGTGACGCAATGGGTCAAGCGCGTGTTTGAAACGCTGCAAGAGCGCGAGCCTGATCCGGTGGAAGACGCGGAACGGGCGGCGCATTTCGAGACATGGAAGGCGAAGCAGATAAAATGACCCTCGCCGCGTCCGCCCAATGGCTGGCGGAAGAAATGGGCCTGCCCGTTTTCCCGTGCGATGAACACAAGCGCCCGATGACGGCGCACGGCTTTCGCGATGCGACACGCGACCCGGAGACAATCCGGCGCAGCTTCCGCAATGCCGCGATGATCGGCATCCCCACGGGCGAGGCGTCCGGGTTTTTCGTGTTGGACCTGGATTGCAAAAACGGCGCCCAAGGCCTGGAATGGCTGGCAGCGCATGAAGCGCGCCTGCCCCAGACGCGCCGACACCGGACCCGGAGCGGCGGCGTTCACCTGCTTTTCGCCATGCCTGCCGGTCGGGCGATCCGCAACAGCGCGTCCCGCGTCGGGCCGGGCGTGGATGTTCGCGGGACCGGCGGCTACATCATTGCGCCGCCAAGCGATGGCTATGACGTGGTTGACCCCGCCACTATTGCCGATGCGCCCGCGTGGTTGTTGGATCTGATAGACCCGCCCGCCGCGCCAGCGCAGCCCATAGCGCCGCGCCAGCCAAGCCCGCCCCGCCAATCTGGCGACGGCACCCGATACGGCCTGCAAGCCTTGGACAACGAGTGCCAGGCGATCATGAGCGCCCCGGACGGCGCCAAGCATGACACGCTCAATCGCGCGGCATTCTCGATCGGCGGCCTAGTCGCAGCCGGCGAATTGGCAGAAGGCCCGGCGCTTCATGCGCTCGCGTCCGCATTGGCCGGGATAGCCTCACGCTGCGAGGATTACCCGGCAGCGCAGAAAACCCTAGGCGCCGCGTTTCGCGCTGGCATGGCCAAGCCGCGCGCCGCGCCAGCCCCCATGATCCGGCGGACCATTGTCGAGGAATACATGCCGCGCGCTGATGAACCGCCGCCGCGCGACCATGCGCCGGACCATTGGAGCGCAGAACCTGACCCGGAGCCGCCGCAGATTGAGGTGGAGAAGGTAGCCCCCGACGCGCCCGGCACCGGCCTGCCGTTGGTCTATTTCCAAGATGTCGAACCCGCCTTAACCGGAGATGATTTTGTTGAGGGCTTGCTGATCCGGGCCGCAATGTCAGTCTTCTATGGCCCGTCAAACTGCGGCAAGACGTTCTTTGCCTGCGACCTAGCGCTGCATGTGGCCACGGGCAAGCCCTGGAACGGGCGAGAGGTAGCCCAAGGTGGGGTGATCTATTGCGCTTTGGAAGGTAGCCACGGCATCCGTAACCGCGTGGCAGCATGGGCAAAGCATTACGGGGTGGAAGGCGCCCCGATCCCCTTTGCCATTATCCCGGTCGCCTTGGACTTGCTGAACCCAGAGGCGGACACGTCCCGGTTAATCGCGGCCATTCAGGAAGCCGCTGCCAAGATGGGCTGGAATGTGGCCCTTGTGGTGATGGATACCCTTTCCCGCGCCATGGCCGGGGGCAACGAGAACGCCCCGGAAGATATGGGCTCTTTGGTCATGAATAGCGACCGGATTCGGCAGGCAACCGGCGCGCATGTGGCCTGGATACACCATTCAGGCAAGGACCAAGCCCAAGGCGCGCGGGGACATAGCCTGCTACGCGCCGCCACTGACACCGAGATCGAGATAAGCCGCCCCGACGCCAATAGCCCATCCACCGCCCGCGTGACCAAGCAACGCGAGCTTGAGATTGACGGGGCTTGGACCTTCAGCCTAGAACGCATTGACCTCGGCACCAATCATCGCGGCAAGCCGGTCACAAGCTGCATCGTGACCCCAGCCGAGACGATGGCCCAGGAAGCCCGCGCAAGCCTCACCAATGGCGAGGCCATGGCCCTGCGCATCCTGGAAAATGTGATGGCATTGCGGCCCGTTGAAGTGCCTTATCAAGCCGCGCAATCAGGCGTGAAGGCTGCCACAACAAAACACGCATGGCGGGAAGAATTTTACGCCCGCTCAACCGCAGATAAGCAAGACACAAAGAAAACAGCATTTAACCGCGCCATAGAGGGGCTGGAGCGAAAGGGTAAAATCGGGGTGCATTATGATGTCATTTGGGCAGTCTAAAATGGTAATCGCGCGCAATCAACTATCACTTTTTGACCCCCAAAATGGCCGGGACATTGCCGGGACAAATCGGGACAATCGGGACATTTTGACCGGCGGCGAGGGCCATGAACCGGGACATTCTGGAACCCCCCCCCTTAAGGGGGGGGTCCAATGTCCCGATGGCTCGGGGTCTGGAATGTCCCGGCCCCCAAGTCCCGACGCCAAAGCGTTAGAAAGGCGCAACGACAGGCGAGCAGTCTTTGCGGCATGGAAAGCCGAGTGCCGGCGCTATGACGCCGAGGGCAGGCAGGATGAACTGCCGCCGCTGCCCGACGGATATGTGTCGCAGGGCATGGCCAGACTGCAACGCGAAACCAAGGAGCATCGCAAATGGCGCTAGACCCGGCGGACGTGGCCCGGCGCCACGTGGATGAAGAACTGATGGAAATCGCCTTGGTGAAGGCTAACGAGGCCCTACGCGGGCTTGAAATGGCCCAAGAGCAACCAGACAAGGATTACTTGACCGCCAAGGCCGAGCGGTGGCAGAAATGGGAAGCTACAGCCCGGAAGCAGATGGAGCTAAAGCAATGATTGACTGGCAGCCTATTGAGACCGCGCCGAAGCAAGGCAAAGTGATGGTTTGCGCCGAATTGGCCACGGTCTTCATGCTGAGGCTGGCTTGGTACAAGACCCCGGAAGACGTGGAGCAGCTAGGCGCCCCCCCGGAACACGTAGGCTGGTGGTCGTTTTACCTGTCATGCGGCAGCGAGAAGCTATCCTGGGAGCCCACGCATTGGGCAGTTTGGGAGCCGCCAAACCAATGAACAACCCTCCGCGCGCGGCCAAACGGGGCAGGGGTCGCCCTGAAAGGCAAATAGAGCCCGATTTCGGGCCGATACAAGGCTTTTTGGCGGGTAGAGTGCTACTAGGCTACCGGACAGACCCGGAAGCGCCATCAGCGCCCGCGATACGCGCCGCAAGCCGGAAGGTGATTTATCACCAGCTTTGGGTGATCGGTTTTCTGACGGACGAGCATCACGAAGCGGCGGACCGATACCTTCACCGGCTGGAGGTGGCGGACGGGGCTAAGGCAAGCGCGCGCGGCGGTGGCGGTGGCGGATATGGCCCGACCATGGGGCAGGTAGCGGCGCTGGCCGATCTGAGGCTGGCCGATGCCGCTATCGGAAGCCGCTTTTTGGTCGCGCAAATTCGGATGGCGATTATGGGCAAAGATGATGCGGGCAACGAGGGATGGCCGCCTGGCCTGGCGCCTGAAGCGTTCCGGGCCGCGCTGAGCAGAATGGCAGCGGTTTGGGGGATGTGATGCTGGTCTGGTTTTTATTGATTGCGCCTCAAAGCGCGGTTTGGGCCTATTACGGGCACGATACGCTCGCCGGCGCTTTGTTGGCGTTAGCGGCGCTGCCAGCAGCCATGAAATGGGTTTTTCGATTGTAAAAAAAATCGCGCGCCCTGCATTTTTTCGCTTGACGTGCCGGGCCAATGGTCCTATGTTCCGGTTATCAGCAAGGGCAATCAAGCCCGGCTGCGAGAGAATAGACCGATGGCCAATCAATCAAATCGCGCTCAAATCCGCCAAGATGGCTCCGAGGTTGTGCTGACGTACGCTGATCCCATGACTGGCGAGCAAATTGTGCGGCGTTTTTATGCGCCAGCAAATGGCGGCTATGTGCGCGATCAGTCCGGCCGGCAGATTTGCCAGGGCTTAAGCCATCGCGGCAACACGCTGGTTTTGACCGGCGGTAATAGCCTCATCTCGCTGATCCGTCGTGAGTGGCAGGTAGCGCGCCGCGCAGAAACGCGTTTTCTTGCAGCGTAAGGGGCCGCGCCATGACCAGCACGAAAGAGCTTGAGCAGCTTGTAAACCTAATGCGCGCTACAGGCGCCAAAGTGCAAGTCAAGCATGACGCAAACGGCTATATCGACACAATCCAAATTGCTCAGCTTGTCCCCAAAGCTGGACGCCGCACCATTGGGCCCTATCCAATGAGCCCTATTGCTGCCGCCGAAGCAATGCGCGGGTACCTCAACGCATGACCCCTGACCAATTCCGCGCCGCCCTTGCCGACCTTGGGCTATCCCAGGTCGGCTTTGCGCGCTTGGCCTTGGTGGACGCCCGCACCGTGCGCCGATGGTGCGACGGGACAAGGGCCGTGCCGGGGCCGGTGGTGGCGCTGCTGGAGCGCTGCCGCATATGGAACGCGTTTCTGCAAGATAACCCGGCACCGCGCCGGGACTGAATGCCCCTTGGAAGCTTCAACGCTGGCGCCCGGCTGGCGGATCGACCTGACCAGCGCGACCCCGAAAGGGCGAGCGTCAACACGGCCCAAGGGGTTGTCACAATCCCGTGATGGTCAGGACCGGGCAATTTTGAAAGGAGCGACATGATACCCCTATTCGGCAATGCGACCGTCCTTTGGACTGAGCGCGAAATCGAAGAACGCGACGCGCTGATCCGGCTGATTGCCGTGATTGTGCGGGACGCTTGGCAGGCGCTTAACCCTGCCGTGACTATGCTCCGGGTCGAGACGCCAATCCTTACGCCTGCCGAGCATCTTGGCGGGCATATCAAGGCCGGGTTTGAGCTTCTCGGCACTGATCGCGGATATTTGCGGCCTGAGACTACGGCTGGCACGTTTGCGGCGCTTGGCGCCCTGTTTCCCCAGCAAGCGCAGCGCATGAAGCGCCTGCCGGTGTGCCTTTGGCAAGCCGGGAAGTCCTTCCGGGACGAAGCGCACGGCGAGACCATGCGCGCCACCAAGCTGCGCCTGCGGGAGTTTTGGCAACAGGAGTTCCAGCTATTCTGCCGGCCTGACACCAAGGCGGACTACATCGGCGCGGCGCTGGATGCCCTGACCGCGCGCTTTGGCGGCGAGGCTGCCCCGGCTGATGACCTGCCGCATTACAGCCGACGGACGGTGGACTGGCACATTCAGGGCCTAGAGGTGGCGGGATGCTCCGAGCGGACGGATTGGCCCGACGGCATGGTGTTTGAGGTGGCCATCGGGCTTGATAGGCTGATGGCGCTGAAAACCGCTTGACAAGCCTCTGAATTATTTGTAGGGGGGCTTTATCATTGACTTTCTGCGCCCGGAGCCTAGCAAGGCTGCCGGGGATAGCCGTGGGTTCACCAGGTGGGTGAAGCAAGTGAACATCTAGCCCGGCATTTTGCGCGGCTGACGAGCCCGAAAGGGCGAAACGCTTACGCGTCCCGCGGAGTCGCCCCAGCCGGGGAATAACTGGCGACCTAGGCCCACCACTTTAACCGCCCGGAGCCCCACAAGGCCCGGGGCATCGTCTCACCTGCCAAGCGCAGGAGGAGCATTCGAAGCCGCTCCGGTTAGCCTGAGCGGCTTCAGCATTTTCATGGAGAGACACGATGGGCACGAAGCGCAAGGGCGGCAAGAAATACTAATGGGCGGTCGCACCAGCGCGACCCGCAAAGGCAACGGTCCCGGCTACGGCGGGCCTGCCAAGGGCGCCAGACGTGGGAACGGGCGCGAGGCCTATACTGCCGACACGCAGCCATCCCCGGACGCCAAGCGCGCGGGTCATGAGGTCGCGGCAGAGATACGGGCGAAGATTGCGGCTCGCAAGGATGAAATTCTCGAAGCGCAACTGGCGCGGGCGACGGATGAGCACAATCCTTCCGGCCATGCGGCGGCGGTGGACTTGCTGAACCGCATCATGCCGCCAGAGAGCAAACAGACTGTTTCCGGCGATGCTGACGCGCCGCTGGCCTTCACCATCGTTACCGGAGTGCCCCGCGCGGAGGATTAACCATGTCGCGCGTGATTGACCTTGGCTATCGGGCGCGGGAGCAATTCGCGCCATTTCATCGGCGCCGGGAACGCTGGGCCTGCCTTGTGGCGCATCGGCGCGCGGGCAAGACGGTGGCCTGTGTGGCAGACTTGGTTGACGCGGCATTGCGCTGCACCAAGCCTAACCCGCGCTTCGCCTATGTGGCGCCGTTATATGTCCAGGCAAAGGACATCGCTTGGGGCTATGTGAAGCAATTCACGCGGGCTATACCGGGAGCGGCTTGGCACGAAAGCGAGTTGCGGTGCGACCTGCCGAACGGGGCGCGCATTCGGCTTTACGGGGCCGAAAACTACGAACGGTTACGCGGCCTGTATTTTGATGGCGTGGTGCTGGATGAATATGCGGACATGCCCCCGGCCATCTTGCCGGAGGTGATCCGCCCTGCGCTTGCTGATCGGGAAGGCTGGGCGACGTTTATCGGGACGCCAAAGGGCCGCAACGCCTTTTGGGAGATATGGGAGGGCGCATCATCGCCCGACTGGTTTCGGGCCATGCTACGGGCTTCCGAGACGGGCCTAATTGCCCCAGGTGAATTGGAAGCCGCGCGGGCGGTAATGACGCCCGAGCAATATGCCCAGGAATGGGAATGCAGCTTCGACGCGGCGATTATCGGCGCGTATTACGGGCGAGAGATTGCCCAGGCTGAGGAAGCCGGGCGTATCTGTCATGTGCCGGCTGATCCGGCCTTGAAGGTGCATACGGCTTGGGATTTGGGCGTCGGTGACAGCACGGCCATATGGTTCTTCCAGGTGGCGGCTAACCAGATCCGGGTGATTGATCACTACGAGGCGAACGGCCACGGCCTGCCGCATTACGCGGCGGTTCTGGCTGCCAAGGGCTACCAATACGGGCACGATTACCTGCCGCATGATGCCAAGGCGCGGGACCTGGGGACGGGCCGGACGCGGATCGAGACTTTCCGGGAATTGACCGGGCGAGTGCCCCGCGTGTTGCGCGCCGGCAAGGTCATGGATGGGATCAACGCGGCGCGCGTGACCATGGCGCGGTGCTGGTTTGATGAAAGCAAGTGCCGCGAGGGCTTGGAGGCGCTGCGCCAATACCGGGCCGACTATGACGAGAAAAAGCGCGTGTTTCGGGATGAACCGCGCCACGATTGGACCAGTCACACGGCGGACGCCTTTCGCTACATGGCAATGGCATGGCGTGAATTGCGGCCTGAAAAACCGCCCGAGCAACCGCGCTTTGCTATCCAGGCAGCGCCGGGCGGAATGCAGATCAACCTTGGTGAATTGGCGCGGCGGCACTTGCAGCGGCGCGCGGCCATGAGAGGGGATTACGAATGAGCGAAACTTTCCCGGCGAGCGGCGCCGCAGCCGTAACGGCCAGCGACACAACGGAGCTTGGCCCGTGCCGCGCGTTGTATGTCGGCGGCGCCGGCAATGTGGTGGTGCAGATGCCTAACCGAGACACGTCCATCACGTTTTCAAGCGTGCCAGCAGGCACGATCCTGCCGGTGATGGCGCGGCGCGTGATGGCGGCGACCACAGCAACGAGTATCGTGGCGCTGTATTGATGATTTCGCTGGGCATTTCCATCCCAATGCTTGCTAGGCCATCGGGTGGTGGTGGCATCGTTACCAGCGGCCTTGTCATGGATTTAGATACTGGCAATGTGGCAAGTTACCCTGGTACTGGCGCAACTTGGACTGATCTTAGCGGGAACGGTAACAACGCCACGTTAATCAATGGCCCGACTTTCAGCGCGGCAAATGGTGGGCAGATCGCTTTTAACGGCTCTACTCAATTCGCTACAATGCCTAGGTCGGTAGGCGCTTCTTTTTCCCTTGAGTTGTGGATTAATACCACTTCTAGCGGCGGGTCTAGTTCGGGCGAGTGGTGGGATGGCCTTGCTATTTTGGATGCAGACGTTAGCGGTCCAGGAAATGATTTTGGTCTAGCGATTGGCGCGGGCCGTCTCATGTTCGGTAATGGGAATCCAGATTCTACCCTAAAGACAACCAGCACCTACAATACTGGTAACTGGATACAAAGCGTAGCGACTAGAAATAATACTACCGGCGCGCGGCAAATTTTTGTCAATGGCGTATTGGTTGTAGGCGATACCGCGTCTACCCAATCGCTAAATGCTGCAACTCAAATGGTTTTAGCGCGATTCCAAAGTGCTTCTGTTGGGTTTTTAGCGTGTAATGTAGCAATCGTGCGCGCTTACAACATCGCCTTCAGTCCAGCCCAAGTAGCACAAAACTTTGACGCCGACCGTGGGAGGTTTGGCCTATGACCCGCATCACTCCCGGCATTTCGCACGCGTTTTTAGGCGCAGCCCTAACCGCGCTGATCGGCTTGCCTTGCGCGCTTGCGGGATTGCCTGCGCTGATTGGCGCCGCGTTCGCGATTGGCTTCTATGTGGGGCGGGAACGGCGCCAATCTGAGGAGCATTTCGGCAGCAATCGAATTTACCCCTGGCAGTGGAAGCCGCGCGCTGGGCGTGACATCGCTTGGCCTGCGCTGGCGGCGGCGCTGGTTGCGTTTTTGATTGAGGTAGCTACCCCATGAGCGACAGCGCCACCGAGGCCTATGAAGACCGCGAAGACGCTGGCAAGGATGATGCCGGGCTTGCGCGTCTATGGCTGGACAGCGTGGCGCTGGCGAGGAAGAATGAAGCCGACTGGCGCAAGGGCGCTGGCGAGGCGCGTGAGCGCTACCGTGGCGACAGCAAGAACAACCAAGGCAAGAAATTCAATATCCTGTTTGCAAACACGCAGATCACGTTGCCCGCCATCTACAATTCCACGCCAATCCCGGACGTGCGGCGCCGCTTTGGTGATGCTGATGCGACTGGCAAGGTTGCCGCGCAGGTGCTGGAGCGCAGCCTAAGCTATTCCTTCGACGCTTATGATTTCGGCGGCAACATGCGCGCGGCGGTGTTTGACAGCGTGCTGGCCGGGCGCGGCGTGTTGCGTGTGCGCTACGAGCCTTCCTTTGAGGAAACGGAGGAAGAACAACAGGAAGCGGCGGAAGAATACGCGGAAGATGGCGAGGCCATGCAGCCCGCCGCGCCGCGCTTGGTGTTTCAGAAGGTTTGCGTTGAGCATGTGGACTGGCATGATTTCATCATTGGGCCAGGCCGCAAGTGGGAAGAAGTGCCGTGGATCGGCTTCGAGCATCGCCTAACGCGCGATGAATTGAAAGACCGCTTTGGCAACATTGGCGCCACCATGCCGCTTGACATTGTGACCGATGACGCGCGGGCGCGCAATTCTGACCCGCGCGACGTGCCGGACGTTTTCAAGCGCGGCACGGTATATGAGCTTTGGGATAAGGAGGAGCGCGAGGTTCTTTTCATCGCGCCATCATTGCCGTCCAAAATCCTAAAGCGTGTGGATGATCCGCTTGGTTTGCAAGACTTCTGGCCAATGCCGCGTCCGATTTATGATGTGGTGGATAGTGGAAGCCTTGTGCCGATTGTTCCGTATTCGCTTTACAAGGATCAGGCAGAGGAGCTTGATCACGTCACGCGGCGGATTGACAAGCTGGTAGAGCAATGCCGCTATCGTGGTGTCTATGCTTCAGATATTGAGGAATTTGAGAAACTAGCCCGCGCCCAAGATGGTGAATTTGTCCCAATTCAGAACGCGATGCAGTTTGCCGAGCGCGGGCTTGACAAGGCAATCTGGCCCGTGCCGCTTGAAACGCTGGTTTCTGTCATCATCCAGCTTATGCAGCACCGCGAGGCGTTGAAGGCCACCATTTACGAAATCACGGGCCTATCTGACATTGTGCGCGGCGCCAGTGTGGCGAGCGAGACTGCCACGGCGCAGCAGATCAAAGCCCAGTTTGGTTCGATCCGCATTCAGGACCGGCAGGCCGAGGTGCAACGCATGGCGCGCGATGCCGTGCGGTTGATGGCCGAATTGATTGGCGAGAAATTTGAGCCTGAGACGCTTGGCCTGATGACCGGCGTTGATTTGCCGCAAGCGCAACAGAAGATGATGGCGCAACAGGCGGCGATGATGGCGCAACAATCCGGGCAGCCGGTGCCGCCTGAGATTGAGCAAGTACTAACTGTCCCTTCATGGGATGACGTGCTGCAAGTGCTTCGCTCCGATGCTATGCGCGGCTATCGGGTGGACATTGAAACCGACAGCACGGTGCAGGCTGATGTTGCGCGGTTGAAGACAAACGCGGCAGAGTTTGTGCAAGGCTTTGGCGGGTTCATCCAGGCGGTGGGGCCGGCGGTGCAGGCTGGCGCTATGCCGATGGATGTTGTGGCGGATTTGCTGACTGCCTTCGCGCGCAATTTCAAGCTAGGGCGCCAAGCGGAAGACGCGCTAGAGCGCATGGGCAAGATTGCCGCGCAACCGGCGCCACAACAGGATCAGGGTGCGGCGGCAGAAGCGCAGCGTGCGGCGGCAGAAGCGCAAGCCGAGCAGCAACGCGCCGCGATGGAGATGCAAGCCAAGCAGGCCGAAGCGCAAGCCAAGGCGCAGCTTGAGCAAGAAAAGCTGGCGCTTGAAGCGCAGCGCTTGGCGATGGAAGCGCAGATCAAAGAGCGCGAGATTGCCATTCGCGAAGCCGAGGTGGCATTGAAGGCGCAAAGCGAAGCTGCCCGATTGCAAGATAGCCAAGCGGCGCGGGTCGAAGCCCGCAAGGATGCGCTACTGCCTGACCGTGAAGCCTTGCTTGAAGAGAATGAGGCACAGATGCGCGAATTAGCGGCGGCAATGGCCGCATTGAACCAGACATTGGCGGCGCAGGCCGAGCAACAGGCGCAAGCCGCCATGATGCAAGCGCAAGCGCTGGCGCAGCTTGCCCAGGCGATGATGGCGCCGAAACGCGTTGTGCGTGGCAATGATGGCCGCGCCATTGGCGTTGAAACCACTCTGAATTGATAGGAACACACCATGTCCGCAACAAACGCCTTTGAGACAAGCTTGCTTCAGCATATTTTTCAAAATGCTGCCATTGCCAACATTGGCGATGCCACCGGGCTGCCAGCATCCGCGACGGCAGGCTCTTTGTTCGTGTCGCTGCATACCGCCGACCCCGGCGAAGCGGGCGCGCAGAATACCAGCGAGGTTTCCTATACCGGCTACGCGCGCCAAGCGGTTGCCCGTTCCGGTTCTGGATGGACAGTATCTGGCAACAACGTGTCAAACGCGGCTTCGGTTGCCTTTGGGCCTTGCACAAGCGGTTCTGCCACGATTACCCATTTTGGGATCGGCACGGATTCAACTGGCGCGGGCAACCTGCTTTTCAAGGGCGCTTTGACTACTTCGATTTCTGTCACGACAAGCTCAAACGCGACCCAAACCTTCGCCATTGGCGCGCTTGATGTGGATGTGGATTGATCTCCATAAGCTTCGACTGACCATGGCTTTCACCTTCACGGATGCAAACGCATGAGCGATGACGAAATCAGCCCAACGCAGTTAGCCTTATTGGCCGCGCGCGTATCGCAGCCGGACTTGCATGGGCTTCCTGAGTGGATGGCTGCAAATTTGCTGAATGTTCCTGACGTTTCGCTGCCCAAGGTAAAGCAGAAGGTGGCAACAGGCGTTGCGCAACAGTTGCTATTGACTACAGGCGAGTGGGCCAAGGCGGTTGTCGCGGCGGGAAACGAGGCCTTGCCAGAAGAAACCAGGGCGGCGGCTATTCTCATGCGCGATACAATCCGTCAAAGCAGCCATATCGAGGCAGACGATCCAGAAGCCTATGAGGCGGTTGGTTTGGTGCTGACAAAAATGGTTCAAGTTGGATTGCTTTCGGCAGCGACAAAAGATCGGCTTTTAGCTTTGGCAGATCGGCACCCTTCTTGGGCTGAAGCAAATGGCGTCACGGTCACTGCACGGACTGTCGGTCTGGCGCGGGGCGGCGTGTAATGGCAGTCGCGAAATGGGCAACGCCTTCGGCGCGGTCAAGCGATTTTGCGGGAACAACGCTCAATTCACTGGCCAATGGCAGCGAAAGCACGGTTGTCACCTATGATAATTCGACAAACCGTGACCTTTACAACGTTGTGACCATAAAGCTTGGCAGCATTACGCCTAGCACTGGCGGTTCGATAACGCTTCGCGTCACCCTGAATGACGGCACTGATACGGCAGACCGGATCGGCGGCGATCTGTATGTCATTCCGCTTACCTCCGGCGCATCCGCCAAGGTGGCGGTTGTCAATATGGTCAGGCTCTACCCATTCTCCATGCGGTTTAGCGTGATCAATAACGCGGGCGTGTCACTGGCCGCATCCGGGAATGAGCTTTACGTGCGTCCGTGGAATGAGGATGTCACCTAAATGCCGCGCGGGGTCAGCAGACTTGATGAAGCGCAGTTGCAGGGGAATCGGTTGTGGACGCCTGACCTGTTGCGGCCTGCGCTGTGGCTTGACGCTGCTGATGCTTCTACAGTTTCAGTAGCAACAGGCATCAGTGAGTTGCGCGACAAGAGCGGCAACGGGCGGCATTTTACGCAGACAACCACGCCAAGCCAGCCATCGTATAACCGGAACGGAATAAACGGTCTTGGCAGCATCGCCTTCGATGGCACCGCCAAGGCGTTGCAACGCGCGCCAGAAGCTTGGGCATTTCAATATCCAATCACGGCATTCGTCGTGTTTCGGGCGGCTGCATTAACTGGCGCCTACAACTCATTGTTTGAATTTTTTACCTCAGCTGGCCCTTCAACTGCGGGGTGGAGTGATCTTATCAAAAGCAATGGACGGTCGGCTGTGTATTCAACAAACACAGCGGGAACACAGCCAAATTATGACGGAACGGGGTCGTTGACCTACGTGACTAATCAAACGTATATTTTCACAGGTGTACATCAAAACAATTCATTAGTTGGGCTGCAAAATGGCAAAGCAGACGGCAGCAACACTGGAACGTATACCTTACGCACTAACTTAGGAACATCTCCGCTCTACATCGGCTCATCACCGTTGTTCGCTAGATACACGAACTGGATGATAGGCGAAGTCATCATCTCGAATGGTGCCGAGCTATCGGTAGATAACCGAATGAAGGTCTTAGGGCATCTCGCGTGGAAATGGGGAAATGCCGCTAACTTGGTGACGAGCAGCCCGTTCCTGAATTGTCCGCCTTTACTCGGGGACTAAGCGATGTCTTTGCGCGTCCGCGTCCCGGCGATTGCTGACCTAGCAGGCGGCGCTCTTGTAGGGGCGTCAACCCTAACCTTCACGCCAACCGGCGCGCTGTTGGGTGATGGGCCACTTAATGGGGCATCGGCGCTAACCTTCACGCCAACCGGCGCGCTGTTGGGTGATGGGCCACTTAATGGGGCATCGGCGCTAACCTTCACGCCAATCGGCGCGCTGTTGGGTGATGGGCCGCTTAATGGGGCATCGGCGCTAACCTTCACGCCAATCGGCGCGCTGTTGGGTGATGGGCCGCTTAACGGGGCGTTAACCCTGTCTTTCACCACGGCGGCAGACCTTACCGGGTCTGGCGGCGCTGGTGATATTGCAGGCGCGGCAACGCTAACTTTCACGACTGTTGGCGCGTTGCTTGGTGATGGCCCGCTTATCGGCGCGGCTTCGCTTACTTTTACCACGGCGGCAGACCTTACGGGATTGGGTGGTGCTGGCGCTCTTGAAGGGGTAGCAGCACTAACCTTCACGACTGAGGGCGCCCTAATAGGCGGTGGTGCGCTAGAAGGCGCTACATCGCTAACCTTTACCACAACTGGTACTGCCATTACGGCGGCGGAAATTTCCGGCGCGACTACGCTCACATTCCTGCCGGACGCTACACTATCGGGCGGCGGTGCGGAGATAGCTGGACAAACCACGCTAACCTTTTCGGTGGCGGGTTCGCTTAACATTGAGGCCATTGCCCCGCCTGCCGGTGGCGATGATGCGCCCGCCCGCACTGAGGACATCCGGCGCCTTGCCAAGCGCGAAAAGCGCCGGCAACGGCTGGAAGATGAACGCGGGCGGCGTTTCCGGCAGGCTTTGCAGGCCGCATATGAAGCCGCAGAGGGCCTTGCCGAGACTGAGGCGCCAGCCGCACGGGTGGACGTGCAAGAAGCGCTGGCGGACGCCAGAAAGGCCGCGCCGGAAGATTTTCGGGCCGAGATTGCGGCGCTTGATCGGCAAGCGCGCGACCTGGCCACGATTGACCGCATTTCCGCCTTGCTAGACGGGATTGCGGAATTGCAAGCCCGCGCATGGGCTGATGATGACGACCTAACCGTTCTTTTAATGGTGATGTAATGCCCCGCTATCGCTGGAACCGTGACACGCTTCGCCTGGAAGAAGTGACCGACGAGCCGCGCGCTGCGCCTGACACGCCTGGCATCATGCGTGACTTGCCGGCTTATAAGTCCCCGCTTGGCGATGGGTGGATTGATGGCCGGGCCGCGCGCCGGGAGCATTTCAAGCGCACGAATACGCGCGAGGTTGACCCTTCCGAATGGCCCGGCGGCTATCGCAGTGAAAAATTCGCAAACCCGCGAAACCTGCCTTTGAGGCGGGACTAAGCAGGAGACCCCATGTCAGAAATACTTGAGCAACCGGCGGTCGAAGAAACCGCGCCGGAACCCATTACCGCGCCCGCGCCGGCAGAGACCGCCAAGCCTTCAATTCGTGACACGTTGGAAAGCGTGTTGGCGAAGGCGGAAGAACGCGGCGACGATGGGCGCTTCAAGGCCAGAGATACGGCGCCAGAACCCGCGCCAGAAACACCGGACCAGCCCGAGACAGCGAAGGCGGCAGAACCTCAAGCCGAGGCCATCGAGCCGCCTTCCTCTTGGTCCGCCGAGGTGAAAGCCAAATGGGCAACGCTTCCGCCCGATGTTCAGCGCTATGTGCTGGACCGGGAAAGCCAAACCCACAAAGCCATCACGGAAAAAGGGCAGCGCGCTTCGCTCTATGACGCAATCGAGCAAGCCATTGGTGAAAACAAGACTGCGCTTGTGGCCGAGTATGGCGACATTCCGCGAGCCGTTCAAATGCTCGTCAATGTTTCCACGCAGGCCGGGCGCGATCCATTGCGTTTCATTGAATGGTTTGCCGGTCAACGCGGAATTGATCTTCGCGCGCATTTTGCCGGTCAAGCGGGGCAACCTGCCGCGCCGGTTGATCCAATGCAAAATGCCTTGATGAGTGAGGTAACGCAACTAAAGCAGCAGATCGAGCTTCAATCTACCATTTCCCAATTTGAACAGGCAAAGGACGCCAGCGGGAAGCCGCTCCGGCCTCATTTTGCTGATGTTCGATTGGATATGGGCCGATTGATTGCATCCGGCGCAGCGCAAGGGCTGGAAGATGCTTACACCAAAGCCGTCCGCATAAATGATGCGGTATGGGCCAAAGTGCAGGCAGCCGAGGAAGCCGAACGCGCGGCGAAGGCCAAAGCAGACGCCGCCGCAAAGGCAGCCGATGCGAAAAAGGCCGCTTCGATCAACATGCGAAGCCGTGGCGCGGTGTCGGGTTCTCCCGGCAAACCGCAAGACATTCGCAGCAGCTTGGAAGCCGCTTACCGTCAGATTCAAGGCTAATCCTCAACCTTCAGCAAAGGAGTGAACGGCAATGCCGTCCCCGAACGCTACATTTACGGAAATGGTCACGACGACCCTCCGCAACCATCCCTCGGAAATCTCCGATAACGTCAGCAAGCACAACGCGCTCTACAACCGGCTTTCTCGCCGGGGCCGTGTCCGCACCGTGCTTGATGGCGGATATGAAATCGTCCGTCCCCTGGATTATCAGGAGAACGGCACCTATCAGCGCTATTCTGGTTATGATGCGCTGAACATCTCCGCTTCCGATGTTGTGTCGGCTGCGAAGTATGATTGGGTGCAGGCGGCGGTTCACATTACCGCTTCTGGCCGCGAGCTTCGCATGAATGCCGGTTCCAGCAAACTGATTGACTTGGCTGAAGCGCGCATTCAGAACGCCAAGCGCACGGCGGCGAATAACATGGCGGTTGACCTGTATTCGTCTGGCGCCCTGGCAAACCAGCTTGGCGGGCTTGCGCTGATCATCCAGACGAACGGTCAAGGCACCGTCGGCGGGATTGATAGCGCGACCTACACTTTCTGGCGTAACCAGTTCCGCGAAATCAGTGGCACCAACACTTGGACCAAAAGCACGATCAAGGGCGACATGAACGCGCTTTATCTGTCTTGCGTCCGTGGTGGCGACAAGCCTGACCTGATCGTGTCAACTCACGATTTCTTCAGCGCCTACTGGGAAAGCCTGCAAGACTTGCAGCGCTATGCCTCAGCTGATGAAGGCAATGCCGGCTTCCGGTCCCTGAAATATGTGGATTCGGACGTGATCTTTGATGACAACACCAATTTTGGCAAGACGGCGGAGAGGATGTATTTCCTCAATACCAACTATTTGGAATTGATCGCGCATCGTGACGCGAATTGGACGGTTGACGACGAAAAGGTCTCTATTAATCAGGACGCGGTTGTGATCCCGATGTTCTGGCAGGGCCAGCTTGTTTGCTCCAATCGGAGCCTGCAAGGCATCCTCATTGACGCGTCGTAATCGAAAGGAGAACGACACATGACTACTTTGATTGGGGTTGATATTCTCAACTCTTTCACCGCCGACGAATTGTCGCAAGGCAAAGGCTTCGGTCTTGGCGACCGTCACATTGACCAGCTTGGCAACGAATATGTGTTTGTCTTGGCTGGTTCTGGCGGGATCACGGCAAACTTCGTGGCAACCATTGACGAGGCCTATGGCGCCGTCATGGTCAGCACGTCGAACGACGCGCGCGGTGATCTGCTTGGCGTGGCGCCCGTCGCCATTGCCGCCAGCAGCTACGGTTGGGTGCAAGTGAAGGGCGTGTGCAGCGTGCAGGTAGCGGCGTCTTGCGCTGCCAATGTGCGCTTGAACACGACTGCCACGGCAGGGCAGCTTGATGATGATGGCACATCGGGTTCCTTTACCTGTGATGGCATCTTCCTGACGACTGCGCGCGGTGCTAGCGCTGGCACGGCGCCTGCCGTGCTTAACTACGCCATCCAGGGCGTGACGATCTGATAATCAACGGGGCCGGGGAAATCAATCCCCGGCCTTTCTTTTGGAGATGACCTTATGAGTGGAACCGGACAAAGCCGCGAGCCCGTGGCCATAATGCCGATTGAGTTCTGGACCGAATACACTGGCGAAGGCGCAGACCTGAAAGCATCCGATTGGGTGCGATGGGTGAAGAAAGGCGATTCCATGCGGTCAACTGTTGCCGAGAAGGTGTCACGGTTGAAGAAGGGCATGGTTGGTGAAGAAATTTGGGCAGTGATCAAGCCCTATTACGAGCGTTGGAAGGAAGGCCAAGATGCGCCGGTCATCGGAATGCCTTTGGATGCTGCGCCATTCGCTACAAAGGAAATGGTCCGCGTTCTGGCGCAGGTTGAAATCCGCAGCGTCGAAGATTTGGCGAATGCGGAAGAAGCGGCGCTGAATAAGCTGCCGATCCCCGGCATCATCGGAATGCGCGCCAAAGCCAAGGCGTTGCTTGATACGCGGGCCAATCTGGCGCCGGTATCGCAAGAATTGGCGGAGCTGCGCGAGCAAGTGCAAGCCATGCGGAAAGAGCGCGATGATGCGCTGAGATTGTCCGATGAAATGGCTAAGGATGCTGGAAAATTACGCAGCCGTAAGCCTGAAGGCGTAGCGGCGGCGCTTGGGTAAGGGGTGCGGAAATGTCACTACTCACGCTGGTTCAAGCGGCTTGCGATAGGCTTGGCATTCCAATGCCGGGCGCGGTCATGTCGTCTAACGACGAGACGATCCGCGTCATGCGCGCCTTGGCCACGCAAGAAGGGCGCGAATTGGCGCGGCGGGTGGCATGGCAGAACCTGACGCAAGAAAGCAGCTTCACCACGGTTGCAGCCGAAACGCAGCCGGGCGCAATCCCGGCTGACTTCGACCGCTTCATAAATGAAACCGCCTGGAATTACACGCAAAACCGGAGTTTGATCGGGCCGGTTGACCCGCAACAATGGCAGCAGTTGAAGGCTTCGCTTGTCGGTCCGCCGTGGTTGCATTTCCGCCAACGCGGTAACGCCTTCCTGATCATCCCAAACCCGCCGGCGGGCGAGAATATCCGATTTGAGTATGTTTCGCGCTTTTGGGTTGACACGAATGGCGACGGGCTAGGCGAGGCTGATGCTTGGGCGGCGGACGCTAACACGGCGCTTCTAAGCGAAGAATTGATCACGCTCGGCATCATCTGGCGATGGCTGAAGCGCAACCGCCTGCCATACAATGACGAATTGCAGGAATATCAGGCGCAAGTGAACCAGGCCATTGGCCGCGACGGCGGCAAGCGCACGGTCAGCATGGGCGGACAGTATGACACCGCGCCGCGCGTGCCGAGCATTCAAGACGGATCTTGGCCGCTATGATCCGCCCCACCAAGCAGGGCGCTGGCACGGCGCGGGTGGTGTCTATTCCGCCCCCAGTGCAAGGGTTAAATGCGCGCGATGCGCTGGCGTCTATGGACGCGGCGGACGCTATCACGCTTGATAACTGGTTCCCGCGCGCAAATGACGTGGTGCTACGGCTCGGGCACCAAACCCATGTCACGGGCCTGCCGGGTAATGTCGAAACGCTGATGCAGTATTCCAGTGGAAGCACGAATAGTCTTTTCGCGGTTTCAGACAGCGGCATTTATGACGTGACTACACCTGGCGCGGTTGGCGCGGCGGTGGTTTCAGGATTGAGCAACGCACGCTGGCAGCATGTGGTGAAAACCACATCAGGCGGCACGTTCCTTGTCTGCTGCAATGGCGCAGATGCAATGCGCGCCTATAATGGCACCACTTGGACAACGCCGA